ACAACAAAAGCAGCCCCGAAGAGCTGCCTTGATGTTGTTGGTGTGTTGCGTGTGTATTTTTTAATTAAATGTAAAACTCTTTATTCTGTGTTTTATTAACAGGATTATACTCAATTTCAACATTCTTTAATATGCTACATCTTTTAATCGCCTTGCCTTGTTCTTCTGGGGTAGAATATTTTGCAGGGGAAAAACCGTTTACAATTTTTTGGTATTGAATTTCATAATTCTCCATAACTAGCTCCTCCTCTTCTTAGCCATTATCATAGCTTCACCGTTATGATTTTCGATTATTTTTACAGCATCTGATGATGAAATTGTTTGCATATAGGAATGGTGTAGTGTTAATACACAATCCTGCAAATCTTTGCAATCATCAATAGAGCGGTCATCCAACCCTTCAAGCTCTATAATATCCAATCCTAGAGCCTTTAATTCATCTACATGAATATGTCTAGAATGAGAAAATGTTTTATTATGGCTAGACAAAGTTCTAAGCACCTTATTTGCACGCTGCTTTTTGTCTTTATATTCTGCAAACATATTCTCTATGAGCCATTCCTTTACGATTGTTTCTGACCAGTCAATTGCTTTTTTGCAATCCCCAATAAACGTTGGATGATATTTTCCAATAATCGGACTCCAAACCTTAGCGGCAGCAGGATTATCAGTCACGTCTTTAACGGCTTCTTCAAATTCTTCAATTATTGCAGCACAAGACATTCCACCAAATTGAGGATCTATTGGACCCAAATTAGACTGTTTTCCCATTACAATTTGTTTAGAAGATAAAGCTATCATAGTTCCCGCAGACATTGCCATTTGCGGAACAAATACTCTTATATCATTGCCGAATAGTTTTTTCAAGTAATAAACAATGGACTCTGTGGCAGCAATTCCACCTCCAGGAGTATGCAGAATCAAATCAAGGCCTTTACTTCTATCCAGTCCGCACACAGCCTGCATAAACGCATTTTTATCGTTATCATCTATTCCAGTTCCTTCTATTCCTGGCTTCTGAATGAATGCTGAATAATACGTTATTATATTACGTCCTGTATATTTGTGCATCGTTTGTAAGTATTTTCTACGCATTACATCTAATGGATTCTCCGCGTTTCTAAGTTCATTTAATACTTCTCCCCAACTTGGCATCCCCACACCTCTTCTTTCGTTTATATCCTCATTATACACGCTTTTAAATGTAATGCAACAAAAAGAGTTACTTTTGCGCAAAAAAGACACCCAACCACAAAAGTCAGATGTCTTTCTAGAAATAGTATTATGAGGAGCTAAATCGGAACACCAGGACTCGAACCTGCGGCTCGGATGAACGGCTCATGCTCCCTCCCAATCGGGGAGGTGTTCCGAGATGGACGTGCACCCTTGGTATCGTCCAAGGTGGATCCAACCCTGTCGTAAACGTTTTTCACATTTCGTGGAAATAATAATGCCGCCGCTTACCTACTAAGCAGTAACAGTACCTTTGGCCTTGGTCTGGTACTAACCAAATCAAACGCCAGGCTGTGACACCTGGCAATCACTTAATAAGGAGCTTAATGAAATCTTTTCGCCAATCCCAGTATACATACTACCATAACCGAAGCGGACATGACCGGACATTTTGAAAATTTTATAATATTTTTTCAAGATATCGGTCATGACGCTTTCTGCAGCTGTCTTCTGTATATTTCCGTTTCGGAAACCGGCTGTTCATGTTTGCTGCTACCGCCACCCATGTCATATCATCCAGGTAATAAAAACGAAACATCATTCTCAGATCGCTTTGTGGGATTTCCCGGATAAAATCATCTACTGCATTCAGTGCGTCCTGCAGTTCATCTTCCAGTATGTGAAGCTTTGTTACCCGCTTTTTGATCATACCCTTCACCTGATCAACTTCTGGAAAAGGATAGCCGGTTATCTTGATCGGACCGAAGGTTCCATCCTTTCTGGTTCCTTTTACGGTATCAGATACAACACCCTCATTCTCGATCTTGACCAGCCTGCGCCTGTCCCGGTCTATGCGGTTATGTAGGTCTTTGCTTTCTTCCTTCAGCTCCACATACTGCTCCAGTACCGTCTTGTCCATCTCTGTCACCTCCCACAAGCTGTTCATATCTATGTACCTGTGCCAGGATTGCCGGTTCTGATCTGGCATCCTCCAAGAGCTTCCTTGCCTTATCCGGGTTCATACTTAATTCTCTGGCAACCTGCAGCACTCTCTTTTCATCAATCATCTGGCACCTCCACTTCTGGCCAGTCATCTGGATATGCATCGCTGTTATCAAAATACTCTTGACATATTTTCCGGATAGCGCAGTCACAACAGTATCTGCAATCACAATACCGCTTAATTATATTTATTGCTTCCGCAGCTTCCTGGTCTGCCACTCTTTTCTGCTCCACGCTTATGATTTCAATCATCATGCTCACCTCTGTTTTTAATCATGCAGGAGCCAGGCGATCACACCGAAGGCTCCGATCAGCACGCCAACACCCATTGCAACGATTACATCTATCATTTCCTCGCCTCCCAGCTCCTGCACTCCCGACAGCGAATCTTACTGCTGCATAAGGTGCCCTTTATCATTGACAGCCTCGGACAGGTCGGGTGGACGTATACGATCAGCTCCCCTACTCTGCCGGTACTGTGTTTACAGGTTTTGTATTTTGGCATATCCATCTTAAGCATCTCTCCTTCCTACGCAAATCT